TTATCAGAGCCAAATAAGGTTTCGTATACGCCCATTATTCTGCACCTTTGAGGGTTTCATGTCTAAGGGTAGCTATCCTACGAAGCTCTGTTATAGAGCCTTGTATTTCTAGGATGCGGTTAGGGTCCTTGCAAGTTTCTAGAAGAGTACGCAGAACCTCAATCCTCTGGTTTGCATACCCTTCTAAAATATTAAAGTGATCCTTGTCATTCACTAAAGGTAACAGGGACCTATAAAATTCTTTATTCATTACTTTTTCTTTAAGCATTTACCTGCTTTTTTACACTTCATCTTTGTCTTACACGTTTTGCAATACTTCATTGAATTACCTCATTTGCTGTGGGTGGGGGTTGATCTGGTTGTGGTGCGTTACCACCATTTGCTCCACCACCTGTTCCCGTAAATCCTTGAGTATCAGGTGTAGGTGCTTGTGGCGCTCCTGCCCCTTCTGGGACGGGGGGAGTAGGTTGCTGTGGTGGTTGAGGCATCATAGCCTGTATTTCTGCCATCATCTTTTGTTGTATCGCGGCTTCCCGTGGATCATTTAGTATTTTGTCTTCGTCTAGGTCCATACTGGAAGCAAGTTCTCGTAGGATAAAGTCATACTTAACAAATGGAGCCATCTGTGGATTAGCAGTCATTTGCATAAACTGTAGTAGTCGCTGACTTCGTACCTCATTACGCATCAGGCTTTCTGTGCCTCTGGCTTTTACATCCAAGTCCCCAACAAACTCTGGATCAAAGTTAAACTGCATATTGAATGCAAAGAGACTTTTGCCTAGAGGACCTAACAGATAATCGTCAATGTTTCGGACCACTGCTTTAATGTTTTGCGCTGCAGCCCCCATGAGCATAGACATACCACTGGCAGTTCGTCCTACCCCACCTACGGCCCCAGAACCATGCGAGTAGCTAGGTATCCCAGTAGCTTCATCAGCTAACTGCCTAGACTTATCAAACATCATCAAAAGCTCTTGGCTTACGTTGGGGAACTTAGTGCCAAAGATAGCCTGTCCGGGTGCTCCTGCCTGTCTCCTAAAGACTTTACCGGGGTATACTTGTAGGTCTTGACCGGGTACTAAATTAGTTTCATCTACTTCGATAAGAAGGTTACCAGACAAGGCTCCATTATCTACCGCCATACGCATGAAACCATTCATAAGCAGTTGAGTATCTGTCATATTTTCAGCTACACCAATACCAAAGAATGAGTAAGGATTTAGCTCATATGGTACTGCTAGATATGGAATGCGACTAGGAGTAAACGGATTTAATACTAGTCTCAGTATCTGCCCATTACATACCCATATATTTACCTGAACTTGGTCTTGATCTGCAAATTCATCAGGTAGTTCTAGGTCTGCTTCTTCTGCTAGTTCATTATCCAGAACTCCCCAGTATTCTAGGACCTCAAAGCGATCCATCTGTTCAGATACGTTGTCTTCTTCTAGTGCGTCTTCCCAGTAGCTACGGTAGTAGTCTGCCCCGTAGTCAATAGCTAATTCAATAGACTCATCTCGAAAGTGAGGACGCTTCTTGAGATTGCGTAGTTGAGAACGATTAAGTCTATGGCGCTGAATAGTAAACTCAGCTTCAGACATATTTCGTGCGTCAGGGTCTGGATAGAAATCCCATATAGAAACATACTCCATCTTTGGAATAGTTTCCATTATAGGAGTATATTCTCCATCCTCATTCCAACGTGGGTATTCTTTAGATTGTGCAAAGGGGCCTTTCATTACCCCTGTACCAAACAAACAAGTTTCAAATGCAACAGAGCGTAGGTGTTTAGGAGCTTCTGTCTCGTCCAATTGGTCGTGCATTAGCTTTTCCATGCGCTGTGCAGCAACTTTGGCAGGTTCAAATACCATAGAGCCTTGGATGTTGGAAGTATCTACCTCTAATTCGTCTTCGATAGGGCCAAGTTTGTCTTTATATACTCCCAAGTCCTTTGCTATGTCAGGTCTAGCAATATTGTAGGGAACTTTGTAGTCTAAATTAGCCTGTTCTTTAACTTTTTCTGTAGTAACTCTGTTTGGGTTATAAGTTACCGTATCTTCTACGTTATTTGGAAACTTTCTGGCTTCAATCCCAATAGGAAACTTTGATCCTGCAAACAATACGTCTACTACTTGGGCATATGCTGCCAAGACCTTCGTTTTAGTTACCTTAATAAAGGCTTTTGATTTTTCAGTTTCTGTAAATTGTACATCAGAGCTATAAATGCCCCTATAATTTCTATATGCATCTAGCCAACGGTCTTCATCAGACAATCTAGCGTCTTTTGCACGTTCATATTGACTTTTTATGTAGGCAACGGTGTTAGAAAGCTCTATATTTTGCTCTTCTGGGTTACCATCCTCTTCTACAGACATAGCCAAATCAGTGTCTATTGCGTCTTCAGGTAAGGGTTTGTCCATTAATGCCATATTTAGTATCCAAAAATTGAGTCGGCAGGTCGCCAACTTTGTTGAGGTACACCGTTGCCCATATCAAAGGGAGAAAATGCCTTTGGTCGGCTCATAACGGCATACCGAATCGAGTCGTATGTATGTCTTTGCTGCGAAGTTCTAGCATCAATATCATCACCACCTTTAGGGTCCGAAGGAATTATAGGCAAATCTGCTATAACTTGTCTACAGGTGTTAAAAAACTGTATCCCTGCCATCCCCGTAACTTCATCTACTTTAAGAACTTCGTGTAATCTGTTCTTACCTGCTACCCTAGCTCCGCTGCTTCTATCACTAGGCCTCCACCTACAACCCTGAGATATCATTTCCTCTGCTATAGATGGACCAATTTGCCCTCGTTGATGCCAACAAGAGCTATCCAGTACTCCGTACTGTATTTTTTCGCCACCTTCTGCTTCCATCACGGCTCTAGCTAAGTCTCTGCCTGTGTGTTTAGATACATATAGTTCCCTATAGCAGATTAAGGTGTCATATGAAGGGTCAATAGCAAACCAATGAACTGCGCTAAAACTAGAATAGCCATAATCACATGACCTGAATCGGGTCCAATCAGTCGGAATATCATATGGTTCAATAACGTGATCTTTTTGCCTAAACTCTGGAAAAGCTGCTCCATCTGCTACTCCCCAATCACCTTCTAATAACTGCCTACGCTGCATCTCTGGTAGAGACAACAGGTTAGCTTCATACTGCCCACTTTCCATGAGGTAGGGATTGTCCTGCAAACTGGCAGGTATAAACCTACGATAGAATAACGGCTCCCCTTCTTTGGCATGTCCCTTTGGGTATACTAGTTTCTCGCCCGTTTCTATGTTGGTGGCTACAAACTTTCTGTTTGCAGGGGCAGGATCAATGAAGGTTCTCTTTACCCATCCATGTCCTATACCTCCGGGGTTAGTAGTTGCCCTCATGTATATAGGTAGATCAGGGTCCGTTGTACGAAGCCGTGATCTTAAATAGTTCCATGCAAAGCTAGTGGCATACTGAGTCAACTCGTCTACAGCTATATAACTAAATGACTGACCTTGATAACGCAGTACGTCTTGGTCACGCTCTAGATATGTAAGCCACAACTTAGCCCCACTGGGGAATGTCCACTGAGACTTCTTCTCTTGCCACTTAGCTCCCTTAAATGCTCTGGGATATAGACCCTGAGATTTGAATATTAGTTCCCTAAGTTCATCGTTAGTCCGTCTAAGAATAAGCCCATTGAAATTAGGATTATCAAAGTAACGCATAGGATCAGCAAGTAGCCCGTAACTCTTACCACCCCCTGCGGCTCCACCATATAGTACTTCTCTTTCTGACGCTGCAAGGAACTCTGTCTGTGGCCCTGCATTAGGAGAAAATACTACCTCTTGCTCTTGCTGCTTAGACTTAATTACTGAAAAGTCCAAGCCCTCTGTGACAGTCTCTTCTTTAGGCGTAAGCTCCTCTAGTTGCCTCTTAGCCATTGTAAGCCTACGCTTTGCGTCTGTCTGCTTACGTTTGGCTGCAGCCATCTTCCTATCTTTAGCAGTCTTAGGCTTACGTTTACGATTAGCCTTGTCCCTCTCTGCCAAAACTTTAGAAGGATTGTCTGAGTCTTTTCCCCTACGGTCACGCCAGATATGAATAATACCTTGGTGACTTATTTTATCCCCTGTCTTAGAGGCTAACCATGCTGCAGCTTTTCTGGAAGAGTGTCCTTGTTCCAGATAGTCTAGCGCCTCTTCAACTAATACTGCCTTTTCTTCATCTGGAACCAATACAAGTGGATCATCCTCTGAAGCCTTATATGCATAAGGTATTTTAGCAGTTTTGTTAGGCCTCTTCTTGTTCAGCCAGATTGTCACTGTCATTCTTCGGTGGAAGTATAAACATCGCACCGCCTGTATTGTTTACTTCAATTTGTTCTTTCTTAATCAACCCAGTGCGGTCTAATATCTGAGAAGCTGCCGCTATAGAGTTTCTGGCTCCCATAGCTGCAGGGTCATTTAAAACATCTACCATACCCCAAGCGGCTCTAGGAGCGTTCATTGCTAATAGCATGGATGCCTTTTCGTTTATTTCTTTTTGTAGAGGTCCTACCACAGAATTAATACTGGTGGTGTCGGCATAACCTGCTTCTCTCATTGCCCGTCTTATGTCTCCCCGTATTTCAGGGGCCATAAGTAGTTCTAGAAATAAAGCCTGTTTCTCTGTTAGTTCTTTCTTATCGTCCATTTTACTACCTTAAATAAACAAACGCAAGTCCCACTGCGCCAGTACAAATCATCCAGAATATGCGCTCTGCAAACGCTATCTTCTGACCTCTAGCTATAGCCTGTTTTTCCATCTCATCAAGACGTTCATCTGCCTTTTTCTGGTATTCAACAACATTATCTATTCTCTTAAATGCAGATACAAGGCGTTCTTCCATACGGGCCATATCTACCATAGCTGCAGACATTTTATCTAAATGTTTTTCAATACGGTTTAGTCGGTCTTCGCTCATGGTCGTGGTCCTTTAAGTTGGTTGGTCTGTTATTTGAAAACAGAAGGGTCTTGTAACTAATTTATAATTAGTGGCAGCATACTTAGCAAATTCATTCATTTGATACTGGCACTCATACATAGTAGAAAAGCGTTCTTTGTCATAAAAAATAACCTGACAAGAGGATACATCTATGGGACTCATACAAGCTATAATCACACCAAAAACCATTTACTTTCCTTTTACGATATTATTGCAAACGTGTTTTGAGGTGGTCACAACTACTACTTTTCCCTTTTCGTCATACACTACATATTTTCCATTATCGTTTTGTATGACCTTGTAGCCTTTTACTACTTTTTCCAATTTACTCTCTTTTTAGAGGTCTTTCTTTTTGTGGCTGCTTTAGCCTTAGAACTCTTACACTGCGCCATAGTAGGCCGACAAGCAGGGTATCCCCGTTTACTCTTAGTTCTAGATTTACGTCCACAGGGCTTCCCTGTCTTGCAGTCCACCCAACCCTTGCCATTATTCTGTGAAAACCAAGTCTTTAAACTATTAGACTTTTTTCTTGCCGCCATTGGTTTTACGCTTTCTTAGCTTTGAAAAGTCTGCCCCAGTTATTTTGTTTCTAGGTGGTGCAACTTGTGCAATCTTTTTTTGTTTTTTACTTAATCGTTTAGCCATTTTAAGTTGCCTTACTTTTCTTCCCCCAGTTTTTAGCTC